ACGAGCTGCTGTCGACGTTGGTCGGCTTCTCCTCGGGCGGCTTGACGAACTTGTAGCCGCACTTCACCCAGCCGTGTCCGACGATCAGCCAGTCGTTGACAGCGAGGCGGAACTCGTCCTGGTAGCGGTAGGTCCGCCACATGTAGTTGAGGATCTCTTCGGTGACGATCGCCTGTGGCGCAGATTCAGGCTTGCGTGCGTTGACGACGAACTTGGGGTTGTTGACGGCGACCGAGGGGGCCATCACGTTGATCGTGGAGAAGACGAGGTTGACGATCAGCTTGTCCCCGGCCACGTTCTTGTCGTACTGGCGGCCCTTGTAGAGGTCGATGTAGCGCTTCCAGTCGTCCTCGTAGTCCTCCTGGCTGCGCCACCGCTTCGATCGCTTGATCTCGTCCCGGCACCATTGGAGATAGGCGGATTGCTTCACAGTGGATCGGCCCTCTCGATGTTGGGGTTGTCACGGACGTCCCCCACGTGCTCGTTGACGAACTCGGCGTTGGTACGAGCGGAGAAGTTGTGACGTCCGTAGTTGAAGCCGCCGCCATGCCATCCATAGCGGACGGTGGCGACCCGACACCGGAAGCATGTCGTCGAGGATTCCTCCGCATCCTTCGTTCCACACTCCTGGCAGATCACGGCGCGACAGCCCCCGTCACCCAGGCAGTCGCGTTCCAGTAGGCCCGTCCGGTCAGCCCGGCGGTGGCCGACTGGCAGTGTTGGCCGGTCGTCCAGGCTGTCTGCGGGGACGCGACGAGGGTGGCGACGGCGGCAGCGTTGGCCGGAGTGGTGCAGCCTGACGGGCCGAACGAGCCAGGGGTCCCTGCGTACCCGGTGGTCGCCGGGTAGGTGGCACCGTTGGCGAAGCTGTCGCCCCACGGTTCGTGCGGCGTGGTGTCGTAGCCCCGGACGTGTTTGCGCGCGTTCAGCCGGGTGTGCGGCCGGATCGTGCGACGTTGCAGGTCGAGTCGGGCCATCACGGCCTCCTTGGTGTTAACGCAGTCGGATCGTGAAGATCGGTTCGCGGACGTACTGCTTGCCGATCAGCTCGCGTTCGCCTGGCCGCTTGCGCCTGGATGGCGCGAGCGGGTCATCCTTGCCGTAGAGCTGCTTCTCGTACCACCCCATCGTCCCCGGTCCCGGCTCCCGCTTCGGTTCGTACTCCTTCAACCAGACATGGTGCAGCATCTGGTTGGCGATAGCGAGACTGACGGTGCGATCGTCGAACGGCGAGCCGCTCATCTTGTTGGCGTCGTTGCGAACGTAGGTGCGTAGCTCGGCGATGGTGTCAGCGTCCCAGAGCTTGACGGTGCCGTCACGCAGGGCTTTGTTGAGTTCGTCCATCGCGATCGGCTTGGTGATCGAGCTGGTGCGCCAGCCGAGGATGTCGGTGGGGATCGACCGCTTGTAGCGCGGGGATCGCTGCATGTAGAGCGGGTGGTAGTGGGTCCGTTGCAACGCCTTCAACGTGGTGAGCCCGTGATTGTTGGATTCGACGCCGATGAGGGCGTCGCCGTACCAGCGTCCGAGCGGAGCGAGCACCTCTGAGCCCATCAGGTCGGGGTCGATGCGTCCGTGCCAGTGGGCGCAGACCTCACCGTCGCGGGCGTTGATGACATGAGCCGACGAGTAGTCGCCGTGTTCCATGCCTTGGGCAGGGTCGGCACCGATGACGTAGCGACCTTCTTTGGTGGGGAAGCTCCACAGCCGCAGCGGTCCCTCATCCTGCTCGACGAAAGCCCATTGGCGGTACTTCTCCAGAAAGCCCCGCTTGATCGGTGGAACGGGTTCGATCTTGCGCAGCACTTCGAGGCTGAAGACAGGCCGCCCGGATTTGAGGAAGGCGTCTTCGGGGTTGTCGGGATACTCCTGGGCGAGCTGCCATTCGGGCAGGTCGACCTTCTTGGTGTCGTACCACTCCTGGGTGCGTCCGTTCGCCCACCACGGATGGAACATGTGCTTGAACCGGTTGTTGTGGGTCTCGGCCCCGACCCACAGCTTGTGGAACAGGTTGCCTTCACCGTTGGCAGTGCTCAGCGCGATGACCCGGCCACCGACGTCAGCGATCGGCTCGATCGACGCCCACGCTTCGTCGGAGTTCGGGAGGTACGCAAGCTCATCCACCACCGCCAGGTACACAGATTCGCCACGAGCAGGATCGCTAGCCGAAGGGAGGGATTCGATGTAGCTCTCATTGGCGAACTCCATCTTGGTTTGGGTGGCGTTGTAGGGCGGGCCGCGAAACTTCATCCAGTCGGGCAGGAAGCGGAAGCCGTACTTGGCCTTCTGCAGCAGCTTGATGGCGTCGCGCTCGGTTCTCGACAGCATGACGATGACGTGGTCGTCGTAGAAGAAGGTGAGCCAGAAGGCGTACGTGGCGACGAGGGTGGAGAACCCGAGCTGGCGGGCTTTGAGCATCAGGCTGTAGCGATTGTTGATCCACAGCTTGGCCGACTGGACCTGGGCGTCGAACAGGTCGAACTTGATGCGTCCTTGGTCGGGATGCTTGATGTACCAGTAGGTGCGACAGAAGTAGGTGAACGCGTCGAGCAGTTGTTCGGGATCGGTGGTATGCGGTGAGCAGCGCCGCCATTCCTGTTCTTCGAGCAGGTCATCGAGGTTCACGTCACTCTTCCTCGATCAGGCTGTTGGTCAGTTCCAGCAACTGCTGTGCCCACTCGACGGGGTCGTCGGCGCAACCAGCGAGCACCGCCCATAGGGCGGCCTGCCCGGTTGGGAGTGGGTACCGATCGTCGGCTAACAGCACCTGATAGGCAGCACGCATCTCCGTGGTTGGTTCGCTCGGCAGCAATGGGAGCCCCATCACAACACTCCTGGATAGATGATCCGCAGAGCGATCTTCTGGAACGGCACGTTGTGGGGGCCGGATTCGTAGGTGACGGAGAGATCGTGGTACGCGCCATCGTCGGTGGACGAGACGACGGTGTAGCGCACCCATTTGCTGCCGTCGTCGAAGTCCTGCATGTAGATGAGCGCTCCGGGCACGATGCGCCTGAGGCCGACGGCGATGTCGAGGCCGTCGAAGGTCATGTGGCTGATCCACATCCTGGTCGCCGCAGTCTGGCTGGCGTTGTTGATGCGGATCTGGTTGCCGACGATCGGTTCGGTGGTGGCCGAGTTGAACGAGAGGGCGACGTAGCTCGAAATGGTCACCTGGTCAGCGAGGATGCCGACGACGCGTTCGAGTTCTGCGACGCGACGTCGCAGGTCGAAGTCGGCGCGGCGTGACGAGGATGAGGTGGTCGACGGCTGGTAGCCACCGATCGCTCTAGCCACGGCGTTCGAGTTCGCTCTGGGCTCCGGCGGCGATGAGCCGAGCCAGTTCTTCGTCGGTCATATCCTTGGCCGAGCGGACATCGAGTTCGATGCGGGTGGGAGCGACGCCTTCGACGGCGATGCGGTATTCGCGGGCGGCGGGGACCTGGCGGGGGTCGGTGCGGTCGGTGGCTGTCTCGTAGAGGCGTTCGAGGACGAGCTGCATCCGTTCGGGGTTGGCGATGGTCTTGCGGTACTGGAACTCCCAGGCAGCGTAGAACTCCGGTTCGTTCTTCCAGCGAACGAGGACGCTGGGTTGGACGTTGAGTTCGCTGGCGAGGTCTCGTTGGAGGGGCGGGTCGCGGTCCTCTTTGATGGTGCAGAGCCATTCGAGGAAGCGCTGCTTACGCCAGTCGTCGAGCACAGCCATGCAGGAATTATGGGCCTACCAAACGTTTGGTAGCCACCCCCTGGTTACCCGCTGGTAACATGCCCCCACCTACCCATGGGTAACTTCCCCCACCCCCTTGACACTGCTCCCACTGGGTGCTAGCATGGGGGCATGCCCACTAAGAGGAGAGCCATCGATCCGACCGATCCGCGAGAGCTGGCCGTGCAGGTCAGCCTGCGGATGCCGTTCTGGTACCGCGAGCAGTTGCTCTACGAAGCCCGAGCACTCGGCGTCAGCGTGCCCGAGCTGGTCCTGGACTCGGTGCAGCGGGTCTACATTCCCCAGCCTCCGACGTGACCCGCATCGTCGGAGTAGACCCTGGCATCGGGGGAGCGCTCGCCGTCTACGACCACGGCACCCTGGAGTCGGTCCACGACATGCCGTGCTACGACGGCCAGGCCGACGGTGGCGCCCTGGCGCTGATGTTCGAGGAATGGCTCCCCGACATGATCGCCATCGAACACGTCCAGCCGATGCCCCGCAACGC